GCAGGTCGGCAAATGCGAAGTAGACGGTAAGCTGCGATCCCTTGAATTTAATTTCATGGTTCAGCTCCGATAAGATGGAGTCGGCATTCGCCAAAGTAAGCGATAGCTGGGAAATCCCATCCATGGCGTCATCCGCCGATAGTTGAAGATCAAACAAATTATGCTTCAGCACCTTTGCCGCATACCGCTGCCCATTGAAGCTAATGGAGTGCGTACACCAGTACTGTGCATCACCGGACGGCAACACGCACTGAAAAAACAAGAGCGGTGTGTCCGCTTCTGCAAGCTGCTTAATTTGATTTATTGTTCCCATTGCGTGCACCTATACGTTGGTCTCAATACTGAAGGAAGTAGAAAACAGATTGGGCGCTTGCGCCATAATCGGAAATTCGTCCACGGCCCAATGCGCACGTGTGTAAACGCCACCCATTCCTCGTGTGGCGCGGTATCGCGAGGGCTGCAACTGCGCCTCCAACTGCATTCCGTACACGGTCACCTGCTGCCCTGGCATAAGGATCAGTCCGGCCGTAAACGTGGTACCTCCATCGTTAAGCCGCCCACTGGAGATCACGCGTGTCCAGCTTGACCCTACCTGCACTACCGTGCTATTTGAGGCACTCGTGCCAGTTCGGCTCAACACGACGCTTCCCGCCTGCGTGCTGGTGACGTAAGCAGACAGGCAGTACTGATAATGCGCCGGGACAGCTAACGTCTGTACAATCCCCTGACTTGCTTGACTTACGTTTGTCAACACAAAGGCTTCGCCGTCGCCATTTGGATCGGTCGCTCCTGGAACGATTTGAATTGCGCCCCGCTGCCAGCCAGTAGCCGTTAGGTCCGAGCTTGAGGCCAGCATGTTGTCCGTGGGATCAATGAACGTGAACGCGCGAAGCGGTCCGAGGCAAGCTTCAAAATGCGCTTGCAGGGCCTGCATGTCGGCGGTTTCCAAGTTCGAGTAGCTAAGCTGGAAGAGCAATCGCGAGGCATGTGGGTTAAAATTCAATTCCGAAGCAAGGATCATGCTTCCATCCAGAAGCACGTTCTTGATGGTCGGCACCAGTCTCGTCTTCTGTATCGGATACTGAGCCAACGCGCCGCTGGCTAATTGCGGAAAAAATAATTCACCCATTGGTTTCTATCACCCACAATGTCATCTCTCCTGTGTCAACACCCACATAGGTGCTTTCCATGCCCGGAGCGCCCAGCCTGCAATTGGTCACCACGGCTCCACTAAATGGATCAGGAAAGCTAAACGGCGCATAATCACCTTGCTGCGCAACGAAGAAGGCTTCCAGTCGGGCGATCTCCTCTTCATTCAGGAGGGTGAGCTTTATCTGCCAGCCACGGAGCTGCCGTCCCTGTTGCAAATATCTTTGGTCGGAGCCATCCAGAAAGCGGATTGCCTGAACATTCTGCCCGGTTACAACGGCCGTTGGGTACTGTGCAACCGCGCCTGAGTTAAGCAGAGGAAATGTCGCCGCCATTCTAAACCTCCGACACCACGTCGTTAATTGAATTCGAGTTCAACATGGCGTTTCTAACCGCCTGCGCAATATGATTGCTGTTGTCGAGAAACCATTGCGGATCGGTGTTCGCTGGCCCGCTCTGCGCTTGTCCGGTAACTCCATAGGTGCCACCTGAAGGCTGCGTTGTAGCTGCCTGTTGTACGGAGTTGCCTTGGTAAGCCGTAGTGCCCTTGGAGCCGACGTAAATAGTTTGTTCCTGGGACGTCGGCAGCTGAAAGCGGTTTAATTCAGGGAGCGTTGCCTTTCCGCCTCCGCCGAAAAGACTGGCGATTCCAGAAATCACCGCGCCAATCGGATCAATCTTGCCGAGGCTAGCTACCCCGCTGCTAAGCAGGCCTGCTAATCCGCTGCCCGAAGTTGTCTGACCGAGTAAACTACCCCACACGCTTCCGTTTGAGCTCGATGCTGCGGACGAGGTGCCTGAACTTGAGGGACTCCCAAATTGTATGCCCGTCAGACTCGATTTGGTCAGTAGCGATAGCGACTTTAGGTCGCGCTGTGCTCCCGGGCTCGCAGAGCCGCTCGAGGTTGCACTCGCTCCTCCTACCAGGTTCGTCGATGCCAGTAGGCGCGAGATATTCTGGCCCGTGCTCTTATTCGAGCCGCTTATGAGGCGAGACAAATTGTCGCTATTGTTCATCCTTTTCACCTTCTTTCCGCCACTCGTGGTCCAACAGGATAACGGCGTCAGCTGTCTTGGCGTCAAACTCCCACAGGCTTTGTCCGCCCAACTGCTTCCACACACCGAACTGTTCCAAATACGTCAGGCTCTCGGCCGTCGCGATGGACTTCGGACAGCGTTGGCAGGTCACGCTTTTGCGTGCCCACACTGCTTTCTTATCTATCGTTTCGTGTGGAAATGCCCACGCACACTTTCTGATCCGCACCAGGCCGCTCGCTCGGCAGTTTTCGCAGTTCCACGCGGCCGGTGAAGAAAATTGGAAATGGAATGCGATTAGGAGTTTTTTCGTTCGTTCTCGCTGAGGCTGAGTTCTTCTTGAATCGCCTCGACGATTTCCTTAGCCAGTGTCTCGGGACCCTTCTCGATGAGCGTGGAAGCACTCGGCTTATGGCCGTCAATTGTGAATCCGGCGACCTCCATTAAGCCCCATTCGAGGTATAGTTGCTGCACATAGAGATCCGCTAGCGTCGCCTCTAATTGATCCGAACTATTCCCTGCCTTCAGAAACTCAGTCCGTAAGCTCAACTCCCTGGCTCTTCGCACCAGCTCAATCCGCTGCCTCAAAGATGCACGGCGTACGCAATAACGCACACCCGGCACGGATGTACTCACCTTCCATAAGGTGGTCTCATACCGGGCACTCAGTCCCGTGGACACGGGCTGGTCGGGCACAAACACCCCGAGGGCTTTACGCAAATGCGATATAAAGTTCATCGTCGGAGTTCCCCTGCGCGCGATTATTTTTAAATTCCCAGTGCAACCTCGTCTGCGAATCGTTGTAACCCGGAACCTCCGGCATGACGCTGGGCAGCATGATTCCCATTAGTTGCCCCTGCTGTTGACCCAGTTGAAGCATCGCCGCTATCGGATTCCTCAATCGTGCCGCCGCATAGAGGGCATTCGTCTGTGCATCATCCTGTGCAAGCAACGTGAAATGGGAAGTCACGTGCCGTTCCCCAGCTGTAACCGCGGTCGGGTACGACGATCCAAACTCAGTACTTCGCAGTTCCACACTGTTTTTGATCTCAATCGCTGCGTCTGTCAGCGTGAAAAACTGGTTTGCCGTGCTCCCCAGCCAGACCTGCCCCAAATGTCCCGGAACAACTGAATATTCAAAATTGTCCAACGGCGGCTCGGTCGGGAAACTATCAACACCGCTCGTGCCCGCTGTGAACGCTGTTGAATCGATCAGGTCCGCTGCTGGGCCGCCAAATGCAAATTCATGAAAGTCCCCGTTCACGCTTACAACACAAGTGTCCACAGCCGCGCCGCATACGATTCGACTTACTGTTGTGACGGGATCCCAATAATCGTACAGAGTGACACTCGGTAGTGCTGTCGAAAGCTTGTACGTCACAGCGGGCGCAAGCGCCACATTCTGCGCGAGCGGCGTCGAGAAGGGAGCGTTCACTACGATCGTCTTGCTATCCGGTACCGCTGTCACAAAGCGAAGCTCGTTACCGAAGGAGACCGCTGAACCGACCGAGAGTCCATGCCAAACTGTAGTCTGAAAATGGGCTTGGTTTTCTGCTGCGGCGATTACCAGCCCCCTATTGATCTCCGCCTGCGCTCCCAATCCCGCTTGAAACAATGGACCATACGACGGTTCGCCCGTTCCGTTCCAAGAAGCTAAATAACTTCGCACCTGGAACGCAGTATGTCGTCGCGAATCCTTAGACGTTCCCTGAAACGTACGCGTGCCCGATTTATCCTGGCGCTTGCCGGCTTCCAACACTTGTTGGGCCTGCAAACGGACTGCTGGAAAGCGGTTGATGGAGTTCACTGGAGCCGCTTTGCCATAGCTCGCCTCTAGCGCGACGTAAAATCGATTTGCATTTGACGATATGTAATTTCCCATTGTCAGTTCCTCAGTTACGGCTTACATTCACGCTGCAGGTTACTTTCGCCGACTCCACATATCCAAAGCCACCCGCCTTGGGAGCCTGGAGTTGCACGTCGTATGTACCTGAAAAGAACAATCCATCTCCCCAGTCGCCGATGTTCTGACTCAGAATTTGCGTCACCCCTTCGACGTAAAAGTGAATCCACTGGTCCGTATCACTAGCAAGATTTCCACTGGCCCATATCTCCGCCGTGACCAACACCGACCCGGAAAAGGAGCGGAATTTTTCAGCCTGTGTGTTTTTCAGCCCGCTGCTGTAAAGGCAGACTCTCGGATACGTAAGCTGAAGGCTCAAATCTGCGGTATCCGCGCTCGCCGAACTCAACACAACTTGCGCGCTAGTAATCGCCGGTACATTTACGTTACACACGCTGGCCAGTTCGTTTAGTTGCTGCTGTAACGCGTCCCCATTTGTCAATAAACCGCTCAGCTTCTGCGCGGCAAGAATTGTTAGTGGCAGCATGTTATCCTCGCTGGCTTCTCCTCGGATCGACGACGTAGTAATTCGGTTGCTGTCCCCCGATCGGCTCAGGCCCGCTTACGAGTCCCGATGCTGGAAGCTGCCAGGTAGAACCGATCGACAGCGGTGTTTCATTTTGCCGGGTCAGATCAGTTCCTGTTTCGCTTCCATATACGTTCCAGCCGGTGGCGCTCTTTGGTGCATTCGCGCCTTCCGCCATCTGGACAACAACGTTGTTCGCACCTTGCAAAATCAGCCCATTGACGGGGCTTAGGGCACCTTCATTCCCACTTCCATCCACCCAGACTGTTTGAATAAACAACGCCTGTGCCGGAAGTGGGCCACTTTGAACCGCAGCTAGGGGGAGCCCTGGTTTCGGCAGTGGGTTGTGGACAATCCCGATTCCCGAATTGAGTACCATCTCGACCGCCTTGGTTGCTTCTGCCTGATACTCGGTCCACTTGCCCTCAAACCTGGTATTCAGTTGCACATAGTAGGCCTCCGAGTAAAACCTCGCAAGCGCATCGAAGCAAAGCCAACGGTGGAGCGTTGGTGTCATCACCACGGTGGAGAGCCCAAGAGAACGCCGGTTTACCCACTGCGGGTCGGACATCCCTGCTCTCAGTAACCAAAACAGGAGCTTGTCCGCGATGGCTGCGGTAGAGAGCCCGATTTTGGTCTCCACATTGATCCCATGCGAGGACGCTATTTGCACTAACGATCCTTCAAACTGCAAAAGATCCTGTAACGTCACGTTGTCCGAGTCGGTAAACAGCGCCATGTTATTCTACTTTCCGCTCGTGGAAGGACCGTGGATCTTCTTCCCCGCGAACTGGCTGCGCAGGTCCGCTTCTGTGACAACGGTCACCTGCAAGCGCTTGGCGAGTTCGTCCCGTTCCGCAATCTCACGCGCGGAGGCCTGCTGCGTACGGTAGCACTCTTTCTCGGACTCGTTCGCAAGCACGGCACGGCCCTCGGCGATCATCCGCGCGGCGACGTGACGGGGAACTTCGGTGATCAGGCCGGCCTTTCCACCGTCGGAGGTTTCCAAGCTCATCACCAAGGGATATTGCTCTGGTATATTCGCCTCAATCTCACGAAGCTTTCGAAAATACTGTCTAACGTCCATTTGCTTTCTCCTCAAAGAAAAGGGGAGCTGATCTCTCAGCTCCCCGGTTGCGTTTTACTGGTTAGCGACTAGCTATTGACCTGAACGCCGAAGTTATTCCGCAGCACTCCGCAGCCGTAGAGTACGTCTACGGTGAACTGTTGCGACAACGTGTTGGGTTGATAGCTCATCACTACGCGAATACCGAAGTTGCCCATCTCGGCGTACTCCGCGATAGCGCCCGTCCCGGGAAGGGGTTGAGGCAGCCGGCGAACTACCAGGCCGATTGCATCGCGGCTGAACGCCAGGTTGTGAGCGTTCGGCGTGCTGCCGCCGGTGGTGGGGACGAACTGCGAACGAAAGATAAAGAAATCCTTCATCTTGCCCACATTGCCTTCCACCAGCGCGCGCAATCCGGCATCGCCGGACGAGTAATATTCGCTGAAGCGGGGAATCTGGCGAATCTGTGAATAGGTGTTCGAATTCACCACCAGGTACTTCGGAGCGCTCGCCGGAACCATCGCCGAAAACAAAGCAGTTTCCGCTGCGTCGATAGTGGCTTCGGTCACTGGCGTACCAGCTGTACCGACCGGTGTGTTCGCGGAAAAACTGCTATACAGGTTGAGAAGATCTGTTTCCACGCGCTCTGCAATCGCGATCACGGCAGGCTGCATGTAGGCCTTCAACAGCTCTGGAAACGCCAGTGCCTTCGTAACATCCGGAATCTGGAAAGTAGCTTCGGCATGTGTATTCAGCACGATCTGAGCATTTCCCAGGCTCGGAGTCTGCGGTGTAACAGTCCCGCCTTCAGCAAGGTTGTTCGCCACAAGGGTGGGCGGAATCGGCACGTTGACCGTGTCGCCCGCGTGCGCCAATACCGGCTCGTAATCGCGATTTACAAGGTTGCCCATCACCAAGTTTCCCATCAAAGCGGGGAGCGCATCGGCGGCGACTAACTTGACAATCGCATTTGTCAGATTGGCGGAAGTAATAGTTGACATAACTCTCCTAAATTGAACTAACTAACAGCACCTTCGTCACGCTCCTACTTACACACGAACGGCAAGTATCAAAGCGCGGGCGGCGTGTCCCTGGTTTCGGAACGCCTGCCTTGGATCCACTAAGCTCCCCGGAGCGCCTGCGCTGTTAACCGCGAGATCTCCTGGCGCACTCGATCCATTTCTTCTTTGTTCATTCCTGGTCTAATCTTGTCGATTTCGATGGCGGAGGACCCATCCTGCGTAACGGTCCG